AGTTCGGACGTGAGGTGTATGAGGAGAAGCGGTGCCAGTTGATGGATGTTGCTCGTGAGTCGGGTCTCATGGGTTATGTCGCTGATTTGCCGTCGTATGACGAGCGTCTGGACTGGTACCGTTCCAAGTTTGGCTTGGAATAGAGCGCATTTGCGCTCGTTTTCGTCCCGCTGTCAGGACGTAAAATAATGACAGCTGTCCGTAGGTACATGGACAATATGTTGAAGAATCCCGTTACAGGTAGTTACCAACCAGGATATAAGAATTCTGTGCTTTAGTCCGGGTTAGGAAAACTGTAATGTAGATGCTGCCCTCGTGCAGTACCCGTATTTACGGGAGGTGTGGTCGACCAGAAACAGGAATTAACCGACGTGCTGTGAGGCCAGCGCGGATGGGGATTATTTAAATGGACCTTGCTAGTTCACATCTATTAGCTACTATTGGTGAAGAAGTGCCAATTGTCCCGGAAGGGAAAAACTTCGATTGGGAGTCGCCTATTAGGCGTATTCCTTCGTTTGACGTTACGAGTCTTATTGAGGAAATTGATTTCCTCAAGAAAGACAATAAAACGTTGCGTTGTTCGCTTGCGCGCAAGTATCAGCATTGTAAGAAGCTGAAGGAAGAGATTAGACATCTCAACCGTCTTGTGCGTAGCCTTAATGATGACGTCCTGTGCTCTCAGAGTGGTGTTGCTACCACTAATAGTGAGCCGGGACTGACGGTAAGCGAGTCAGCGCCTATGGCTGCGGAGCAGATTACTGCTTTTGCTGATCAAGATGCTGGATGGACAACAGCAATTCATGGGATGGATGATGTTACCCGTGATTTTGTAGAGGCTGGAAAGTCCCAATTGGGAGAATTTCTTTCGCGTCCTATCCGGCAATCTGTTCAGGCGTGGCCAGTTAATCAGCCCCTATTTTACCAGTTTAATCCGTGGAAGGAGTTTCTTGAGAATCCTTTTGTTCAGGATAAGATTAAGAATTTTGAGCTTATTCGTTTGAAGTTGCATTGTAAGATGGTGATTAGTGGTACGAAGTTCCATTATGGACGTTCGCTCGTTAGTTACAATCCTTTGTCTGGTTTTGACCAGATTACTGTGCAGAGGAATTTTCTGAGCCAGGATTTAATTCAGGCTTCTCAGAAACCTCATTTCTTTTTGAACCCCACTAAAAATACTGGAGGTGAGTTGTGTATGCCGTTTTTCTGGAATAAGAATTACCTGTCATTGTCCGATGAGGATTATAATGACATGGGAGAGATTACCATTAAGTCGTTTGGCAATTTGCTTCACGCTAATGGTGGTAATGATCCAGTTACGGTTACCATTTATTTGTGGGCTGAGGACGTTGTTCTCACTATGCCCACTCGTATTGTTCCTCTGGCTTCGCAGGCTGGTAAGAAGAGTCAGCTTAGTCAGAAAAATAAGGGCAATTCGATTACGGCAAGTGACGAATATGGTTCCGGC